CACAGTGGGGAATACCGTGGTCGCCACAACAGTATGGGGCGCAACGAGCGCTTTATCGTGGGCCACCGCCTACGGTGTCGAATCCTCCCTCGCTGGAACAGCCGATTCCGGGACAATTCAGAGCTTTTCCCACGTATCCGTACAAGAAGCCTGTGAGTCAGATGGCGTACTCGCAGATAGGTGGCGCCAAGTTTGAATTTACGCAAGAAACGCACGAAGCGCTGAACGATTACATCGCCTGGTGTGAGAACGTCATGCGCCACAAGCTGCCGGAAGCAGACAACTTTCTGGCGATGTACCTGGCGATGCTCGCCGGTAGTTACGCTCAGAAATACAGTGCTGGTATGAAACGTGCTCCTGGTGACACATCGCGGTCGTGGAAGATGCCTGTGCCGAGGGTGACGAGCAAGTATTTCCTCGGCTGGCGTGTCTATCGTATGCGCAGGGCCGTCTACGTGTTGACGAACGACTCTCGTGAGGCATTTTTCATCGAGTACGGTATTCACCGAAATCCTCATACCGGGCAAGTATCGCCGAGAAGGATTCGCCGTCCGATCTTCAAACTGACGCTCCTACGTACGATGGAAGAAATTCAGCGCTCTGCTCTGGCTCATAGGTTCTGGTCGTACACCATCGTTCCCAAGCCTGGTGAGCCTGGAAGACGTACGAGGCTGCTTACGTGGTCACAGCCGTCTGGCGTGCTTGGAAAGGAATTCGAGCAACCGACAATTCTCGGCTTTGGGCCGACGATGGCTGGCCCTGGCGGTAGAGGCTTCATCCGAACGTACGAGAGTTCACGATGACGGTCACATACGATCCTGAAACTTATCTCGAATCGACCATTCGCTGTCTGAAGGCATATGTCGAGTCAGGCTTCGATAAGTCGGTGCAAGATGTAAGCTCGAATGATTCTGGCCTGGATGTGTATGAAATTGTGATGGAGTTTCCGGCAGAGGAAATGATTCGTCAGATGATGCCGTCAAGCAAGTCGATGATCCATTTCGAGCTTGACGACATTCAGGATCAGATTCTCAGCTTTGGGAACAACACGGCGAAGGTCATCATCGATCCGGTTCTGAAAACAATCACGGAACAGGAGGGCCGCAGGCATCTACTGAATTTCGATGTGGGAATCTGGACATGGGACAAGTCAGGCGGTACGACGGCAAGACTCCGTGCAAGACAAGTCCTGACGAATCTGTTCTCAGGCTCACAGGCAATTACGAATCTGCGGGAGGCAAGTGATGGGGGTGATGGCAAGCTAGAGATAATCAGCTACAGCGGTGGGCATTTCACAACGGAGTTCATCAACGATATTCGTGTCTTTCGGCAGATAAATTCAACTCTTCAGATAAGAGTGTTCAGCCGTACACCAAGTCCGATCATCACTCCGACCATCGAGGACATCGAGTACGACACGGAGTTGATCATCGATGACGATTTGGAGCTTACATGAAAGTAGGTGATTGAAATTGTCTTCACAGTTGTACCCTGAAGTCCTCGACGGCAGTAGCCTCGTAGCTCTGCCGACCTCTCCCATCTACTTGCCAATCGGCATCGAGGGACAGATGGATGCGGACGGCACAGGTGTTGTCGGTCAGTTCTACATCATCAATTCAGTCAACGATTCGGTTACAGCTTTCGGTGTGACTAGCTCGTTGACGCTTCTGATCACTGAAATTCTCAAACGTGGCAGTGCTCCCATCATCGGCTGCGCCAGCAAGAAAGGCTCAGCACCGATCTTGACTGATCGTCAGCCAATCTGGGACAACATGTCCAGTGATCCGACAATTCGTATCCGTCTGACGGATTCGACTACACAGTCCGACCTGGCGGCGCTGGCAACCTCCTGCTCGAATGCCGAGCTAGCACAGCACAAGCAATTCTGTGTTGTCGGCATGCCGGTTGGTACGACGAAGGCAAACTTGATTGCAGCGGCTACTGCAATTACATCGAAGCGTGCAGTGCTTGTTGCTCCTGGTGTCTACAACGAGCTAGGCGTTCTGAAAACTGGCGCATTCGCAGCAGCATGCGTAGCAGCGGAAGTGTCCAAGAATTCAGACCCAAGCAATGACCTCGACCTGTACGTGATTCCGTATCTGACCGGAATTGAAAAAGACTCGCTTGGCTATCCGCTCTTCCGCGAGAAGATCGTCACAGGCGCACTCGTCAACGACTACGAAGATTCTCTGCAAGGTGGCGTCTCTCCACTGATGCCGTCCGACACTCCGGGCGGCGTACAGACGAGTCATCTGCGCACGACGTACACGACCGACGGCTCCTACGACGCTCTCTCGACTCGCATCATCGTGGATCAGGTCTACGTCGATGTCAGGGATTACATCAAGCTGATGGGATTCCTGCACATGGCGAACGATCAGGACACAAGAGATGCACTGGCATCTGGCGTTGAAGCTCTGCTCATGCAGCGGCAGGACTGGATTTCACCGATTGTCCAGGCGGACGGTTCACAGGGCTACAACGTCACTGCCGTTCCTTCTGCCGATCAGCGACAGGTCATCGTCGGCTACAGCGGTCTGGTCATTCGTGGAATTCAGACGGTCAAGGTATCGGCAAGATTGCAAATTCCGACGTAGGAGAAATCCATGCCGCTTACGAAGCTCAGCAGCAACAAAGATGTGTGGGAATACGACGCAAGCGAGGCAGAAGGAATCGATACGCTCGTCTCGACACATGTCTGGACTGTGGAATTCTCGAATCCGCTCAACGGAGACAAGTCTACTCGCGGCATGTTGCCGCATCAACAGACATGCACAATCACCGTCGCCAAGGGCTACGAAGGCGAAGACGACGTGACGATTTCAGATCACAACGGCAACGAGGCAATAGACCATATCGTTTTCGGAGGTGAATGAAATTGGCGTTTCTAGAAGGGCTCACAGCAGTAGACCTGGGGTTGAGTTTTGAAAACAACCTGCACTACTCGGCGTACCAGGACATGTCCGAGGAAGTCAATCAGGAAGTCACGTACCAGGGCGCATTCGGCACAGACGGCCCTGTACTGCGCAGGAAGCGCAAGGCAGACACGGGGACACTCACGTTCACGGCAGTCATCCTCAAGGCCGGAGCGGCAGCAGGGATGAACGACATCAAGATACTTCAGGGGATGTCAGATTTTCAAGCTCGCTGCAAGGTCGGTGGTGATACCGTCACGTACCTGAATTGCAACTGGACGAGAATCACACGACGTTCGACTCTTGACCAAGTTACAATTGATGCCGACATTTCAATCCCCGGCTATGCTGGCCCTAAGTAGAACGGGTTACTGATGAAACCAGGCGGGAGAGATGAAAATACAGCCATTCTGGAAAGAATCGCTCAGGGCATCGAGCGCTTGGCCGAAGACCCGGTTGTCGAGATGGAAGTTGGGCCAGCCGTCTGTCCTCATTGCAACAAATTCAATCCTGTTGTCACCACGGGTGAACAAGGTGGCACTGGACACATTCTTGAAATGTTCATGGCGATGGAGTGCCAGGAGTGCGGCGGGATGTTCTACGGTGTGCCGATGCAGTGGCAGATGCACCACGACACCGAATCTCTTCGCTACGCACTGAAGGAAAGGGCGGCGTATGTCGATTCTAACGGACGTAGACGATAGCGTTCTGCGTGAAAATACATTCAGACCGGGACTGCTCAGAGAACGCCGTCTTGCGAGAATGCGGCTGGGTCAAGCTGTGTTCGAGCTTTTTCCACTTCCCAGTGACAATGAAATTAGGATTGCTCTCGTACCGCTGAACGAGGCAGAGCATGAGAACTGCCTTTCCTTTGCTGCCAGTCTGAATGCACCGGACAACATTGCTGGCAATCAGTTGCGGGACAGAGCAGAGAGTCGTGAAATCCTCAGCTACGCCATCCGTGATCCCAAGGACGTGTCCAAGCGGGTCTACTCGTCTGGTGCTCAGCTAGCCGAAGACCTGGAACCTGTCGATGTCGGCTTTCTGATCGAGCGCTACTACGAGATGGCCGATCAAAATTCACCTTCGCTCGAAAGGTTGTCTGAGAGTGATCAGACTGAGCTAAAAAAAGCCTTGCAAACAATGGACTGGAACGAACTCTCTGGACGACAATGGTACGCAGCAAGTCGCTTCCTTTTGAGTCTTATGCCAAAGCCACTCGGGGACAGCTTACTTGGATTTGGCTCAATTACACCATCGATTACGACGAACGAGTCAGACGAATCCACGATCACTGCCGAGCAAAGTTCGAGCGAGACGTATGTGAAATCTGCGGAGAGCCAATCGTAGACATCGGCAAGCTGCCGGAGGAAATCAGGGAGCAGGTCTACAGACCGAGCGAAGAAGAACGAGGACTAGAGGAATTCAAGCGCTGACATGGCAATCACACAACGACTGAATCTGATCATTGGTGCCAGTGCCGGACAGGCAGAGGCAGCCTTCGGCAAGCTCAGAGGTGGCTTCCTCGGCTTGGGTCAGTCTGCACGGTCTTCCGGTCAGCAGATGGGCCTGGTCAATCAGCAGATGCGTGCTCTTGGCACGACGATGAAATACATGTTTGCTGGTGGAGCGGTTTACGGCACGATCAACATGGTCAGGAACCTGTCGCAATTTCAGCAACAGCTAGGTCTGATCGCAGCTATCGGTGGCTCGGCAGGATTCAAGAGCCTTCAAGCTGGCCCTGGTTTGGATCGATTCAGCAATCAGCTTCTCGGTGCTGCTACTGACACGATCCAGAGCTACCAGTCGATGAACGATGCTGCGATCAACTTCCTCTCGACGGTGCAGGCAGGGAAGGGAGTACCGGAGTCGTCCATCGTTCCGTCTCTGGAAGCAATTTCAAAAGCAGCTACGCTTTCACAAACGCCGGTCGAAGACGTGACCAAGGCAGTGACGACGATGAACGTTGCCTTCGGTCGTGTCAACTCCACACGCAACATTCAGGACTTCGCAGCCAAGTGGTACACGCTGATTTCACAAGCCCCTGGTGGAGTTTCAGCAGCACCACAGTTGATCAACCAGATGGGATCACTGGCTTCGGCGTCCAGGCTGGCACATGTAGCTCCTGGTCAGATGATGGCCCTGTTGCTGGACACGCTTCGCTTTGGAATTCCTCCGTCACAGGCTGGACAGGGCTTGGCATACCTCTTGCGCTCGGTAGCAACACCGGAGGCAGGCGGTACGGTGAAGTCTGCCAAGCAGATTTTCGCAAGTCTCGGAATTACAAATGACTTCGTTCAGCAGCAAGGTGGCCTGGCAGCGATTTACAAAATATTCCAGACAGCCAAGACCGCTGGCGTTCGTGGAAATCTGAGGAGAGCATCCAGAACAGCGCTTGCCAACATCGGTGATCCCAACTTCGATCCGAACAACATTGCCGACCTGGGACTCTCGGGGCAGGGGATCAACATCCTGGCGGGAGTTTTCAGAAGGCAGCATGCTCTGAGAACAGCCATTGCGCTCTACTCTCTGTGGTCTTCGGGAACGATGCAGGAAGACTTGAAAAAGCTCGGGGACTCACAGCAGGCGTATCAGAAGCAGCTAAGTGATTTCAAAGACGCCTGGAACCGCTTTGCTGCGCAATCGCCACTGGCCAAGGCCGGGATCGCGCTACAAGGAATACAGCTACAAGTCTCAAAGGGCTTGAATCCGATCCTGAATCTCTTCACAGGTGCTCTGCCCTGGATGCAGAAGCAGATGTTGAGGCATCCTGGTGTTACACAGGATATTTCAACAGCGACGTTTGCTCTTATGGCTGGGCTGGGCTTGAACAAGATTCTCGGTAGTCCGCTTGGCAGGATTCCAGGCATGCGCCGAATTCGCATTTTGCGCTCGTTGCTTGGCGCAACAAGCGGTGCAGCACAACTTGGCTTGCAAGCGAAGACGATGGAGGATCTCCTCAAGGGTGAGGCAGGTAGAGGATTACAGGATGGTTCTCCTGAGCGGCCATTCTACGTTGTCGTACTCGGATCGCTGTCTGCTCCTCCTGGTGCCGGTGGTGGAGGAGACAATGGGCCAGGTGGATTCAAGTTCCCTGCAATAATTGGTCGTGTTGCTCGCAGCCGTTGGGCCAAGGTTGGCGTTGGTATTACAGGAGCAGCCGTTCTTGGTGATCAGTTGATGAATGAAATTATGGCGCAGCAGCACGGCATGTGGAATGCGGCTCAGGTCAACCGAGTTCTTGGTGCAGGCTCGAAGCATCAGTTTTTCAAAGGTGGGCAACTGATGTGGGATGCAATGGGCCATGCCTTTTTGATCTCTCCGCAAACACATGGTCAGTTCCGCAAGCTGAACCAGCAAGAATTTCAAACTGTGCATCGACAGTTGCTTGGTCAAGGTTGGCAGCAAAGCCAGGAGAGTGTTGCTAAGCGATTGCACATGAACATGACAAACTTACAGCGATTGGAACGACAGGCATTTGGGAAGGATTTTGAAAAAACACTCACAAGTGGTAACGACAAGCTCCTGGCACAAATTCAAGATCAGGGTCTTGGCGGATTGACACTCGACTTGACGATCATGCAGGATGGCAAGAAAGTCTCCAAGTCCAGAGTACATCTTGATCCCAGTCAGTTCTCTGGCGGCAAGACTCCCGGCTCACGTGGACGGAAGAAGGTTATGAAAGTGACACCGCACGCATGACCGACATCCCGATTGTCAAGCAACCGTACAAGCCGACGAACGAGGATACGGCAAAGCGGCTCGTTGCTTACTCTGGTTTGAAGTTCTTGCGACCCTGGCTCAGTGCTAGCGGTCTGAAATTCACATGGCCCATCGGCATCGAGGGATTCAGAGTCAGTGGCACAGCCCTGGTTGCGCTACACAGGTATATCGGCGGCAACACGGCTGTAGCCAATGTGATCCATTTCAACGAGGGTCACATTGAGATGTCGGGCACACTGCCAGGTCTGACTTCGCCGGACAACATGGTGAAATTGACTGACGTGCTCATGTCCAGGGCGAAGAAGACACTCAGCCTGCCTGGTGTACTGCCGAGAGTTCAGTACGTCGAAGTCGAGAACTACGACTTCACACACAATGCTGACGACAGGACTAGCTCTATCGACTATACAATTTCATTCGTCAGAACTGGTGTCGTTCCTACCAAATCGTCTTCTTCGCATACGGCGTCGTCAGGTAGCTCCTCGTCCAAGCGAGCACCAAAGAGCAAGTCTCCGAGGACGTTTACAACTACTACGAGCGTTGACACGTTCCGTGCGGTTGCGGACAAAGTGTATGGCGATGTAAACAAGTGGCCGAACCTCGTCACTCTGAATCGAGACAGGCTGATCAACAACAACCCGGCGCTTAAGGGAGTCAACAGTCATCAGCTTCCGTATCACCGCTGGCCTATCGGTACTAAGGTAGCTTACTAATTTCATGGCCGATCCACTCATCCCCATTCAGTCGTTAGATCCAACGAAGGTCAAGGCGATCATCACGACTCGATGGAGTGGTTCGGCGTACAAGTCTGCCACGATCCGACGTATCGAGTCATATAGTATTTCAAGTCAGCTAGACTCCGATGCTGATCCGTGGTCGCTCGATGTGGGAAATCCAGATGCTGACCTGAATCCAGTGTTGACGCGAGACAACGAAGTACGGGTACAAGTTTTCGGTGCAGGTCAAAATACAACTGTTCCGTTGTTGAACGGGTTTATGGATGACGTGACGTACACGGAGCAGGGTACACTCTCGATGACCGGCCGTGACATGTCTGCAATCCCGGTTGACTCTGATCACTTCCCGATGGTCTACCGGAATATGTCACCAACGAAGATCATCGAGTTAGAGGCAAGAGAACTTGGCTTTTCACGATTTTCAATTCAGAAGATCAATGGCGGCCCACTCAAGCAGGAGACAGATGGCTCGGAGAAATACTGGGAATTCTGGTACCGGATGGTTCGCAAGGACGGGTATTACATTTGGGTGACAGCAGCAGGGACGCTCGTTGTTTCCAAGTTGCATTACAACTATGCGCCAGCTTATAGCTTTGCCAGTGCCAAAGTAGCAACGAAGAAAGACATTCTGGTCGAGTCGATGAGTTGGCACAAGACGACTCAGGGAAGATTTCATCGACTGGGAATGGTCTGGCGACAGCAGGCGGTTGCCACAGGTAGTAAGCCGAGTATTACCATTCTCAAAGACCCTGGTACGAACTACTGGCTCAAGCAGCCGCAAAAGCTCGTAGAAGACAAACACGTCAGCAATGTAAAAACAGCAAACAAGTACGGCCAGGAGGAAATCTACGAGTCGAAGGTCGGAGCAATTGAAATAACGTTGACCGTGCAAGACCCTGGCTTTCTCATTCAGCAGGACAAGGTGGCGTTTGTCAATCTGCCCGAGTACGGGATCAAAGGAAACTGGTACGTCGTCGGTTCGACCATACGTGGAGACACAAGCGGATTTCAACAGGATGTACGATTGCGTGAGCGCCACATCGCAATTTCAGAACGAGTGCCAGATGATCCTGTCTGGACGAAGGACACGAAGACGACGACAGACGGTGGTACGTTCCCGTCAGGTCAGGCTGCGAAGAACCTCTACGACAACATGCGCGGCAAAGAAGACTGGTGGCCCTGCTTCCTCAATGCTGGTAAGGACTTCGCAGGTAAATTCGATATTGCGCTTTTTACCGCTTACCTTCTCGCCATCTGTGATCATGAGACAGGCTTCACCAACGAGCGCTCTGTGCAGTTTGCCACTCTCGACGGTAACAGCCACATGACTGCGCCTGGTGAACACTGGCGAGAGTGGAAGGACATCCGCCCGAACTACACGACGCAAGAGTATGCGAAATTTAGAACTGACTTCTGCAACGAAGGCGGGGATGGTGTCGTGCCTAGTGGCTATGAGGCAGCAGTAGGGCCGATGCAGCTTTTCACTCCTAGCTTCAAACGAGAAGCAGACACATTGACCGGCGGTGGTGTCAATGAATTGTTCGGTGACCGCTGGACGCCTTGTAACAATATTTCAGTAGCAGCAAAAGCCTTGGCTGAAAAAGCAGTCACCGTGAAAGGCTCAGAAGTGGACTTGATGATCGGTGTCTGTAAGTATGGCAACGAAGGATTCGACCCAAAAACAGGACAATGTGGTTATTCGATTGACATCCATCATCGTGTTCACGTAAGTCCCAACTGGCTACAGCTTGTGCAGGATGCGCTCGCATCAGTGCAGCCTGGTAGCGGAGGCCAGCCACAAGGCAAATGGGTCTTCCCTGTAGATGGACAGACTGCATATAATTTCAACGATGGTGGTGGCCCGTGTGGCCATGTGTGGGAAAACGGTGCAAATGATATCTGGCAGGACAACAGTGCTCACGACATCATGGCCAAGGGTGGAACGAAAATTTACGCTTTGTCCGACGGCAGGATCGGCAGTATCGGAAGTTCACAAAGCTCAGGGCCAGGTGGACACGCATATGGAATTTACATTGAGTCGTCAGACGGCAGTGAGTGGTACTACGCTCACATGACTGGCGATTCTACTGGAAATTCAATTGTTGCGCCAAAGGTCGGCCAAGGGGATAAGATCGTAGCCGGTGATCTTGTCGCATACACGAATCGTTGGGATGGGCATTTACATCTTGCGATCAATTCAATGGACAAGCAGGTAGATGCAAATTCTTGCAAGATGGATGCAGACAAGTGCGATCCTATACTCGTTTTCAGGAGCAAGATCGAGTCATGATCGAAGAAGGGGAATGGGCATCGATCACGGAGCACGTTATACCGATCATTCAGCAGATTGCTGGTCGTGCTGGTGATCATTTCTTCGTGGATACGGTTGTGAAAAATGATACGACGCAGAATCTTGTTTGGGTCAAGGAGCTTAGTGATACTCCGATACCACTTTTCACCTTTGACTATGACGTGTACTACTACGACGAATCACCAAGAGGTACAGGACTGAGTTTCGGTGGTTATCGGGTTTACAAGAAAGTGGCAAAGACAAAAGTACGTTGCCCTAAGATTGGTGAAATTGTACTGATTGCGAGAGAGATGGGAATGAACCGGCTACCTAGATGTCTCGGCGTACTGAGAAGTACCGGATTTGCCGAACCGGACGATATAGGGTACGGGACTTGAAATGTGGGATATCGCAATAACAGATCACGGAGACTTGATCTTTGCCGCTGGCAAGGACTTGGAGTATGTCGAGGGTACACAGCTTTACAACCAGCGGATCATCAATCGCCTGCGAATCAGACGAGGTAGTTGGATTTTCAACAGAGACTCGTCTCTCGGCTCTGATCTGGACTCGATGATGGGTAGACCGCAGACACAGCAGGTAGCGAATGTGACCAATCTCGTTGCCAATGCTCTTGCACCGATGGACGAAGAGATAGATATTCAAGACATTCAGGTCACTCCTGAAGTACGAGGTGTCCAAGTAATGATTTCATACTCGTTGATCATCCCGGATGTACCTCCTGACATGGTTGACCTTAACACAGTCACGCTACTGATTCCGGTTTTGGGGGTGGCATCTTGAAATGCCGATAACGGATACAACATTTTACACAACCCGTGACAGTTGGCTGGCAACAATGCTGGCGTCGTTGCAGAACTATGTTTCCGACGCTTACGTAGGAGAGGATGGAATTACATACATTCTCTTCGCCATCGAGTCGGGCCAGTTCGAGCAGCTTTCACTTGCCAATCAGCTTCTCCTGCAAGAATGCTTTCCGCAGACGGCGAGCTTCGCTGCGCTGCAGTTGTATGGTGAGATGTTCAACATTCCTTTGCTCGTAGGTTTGCCTGCAGTTGGACAGTTAACAATTTCAGGATCAGATGGGCTAACGATTCCTCAAGGCTCACAATTCGGTGCTCCACGCGGCTTCGGACTCGATCCGATTGTTTTTTCAACTGATGCCAGTGTCACCTGTGCAAGTCCTGGCATTCCTCTACCGCCGACGACAGCGCTTGGCGCAGCAGGAAACCTCAACGGCTCGTATGAGTATGCGGTGACGTTCGTGACCGCTGGTGGTGAGACACTTCAGAGCATCGATTCGGTTGCGATCACTCCTGTAAATCAGCAGGTAGCCCTGACTGCAATTCCTATCGGTGGATCAGGAACGACAGGTAGAAATATCTACAGGCAGAAGAACGGTGTCGGCCCGTACAACCTCGTCACGGCGATTGCCAACAACACAGCGACGACGTACACGGACAACATCGCTGATGGCTCCGTAGGTGCAGCAGCGCCGACTATTGACTCTGCGCACAACGTCACCGTCAACGCAACGGCAGTCGAAGCAGCCGCAGAAGGAAACGTTTCAGCCGGGACAATTACAATTCTTGTCAGCGTGCCGCAGGGGACAATTTCAGTGACGAACGCAGCAGCATTTACCGATGGATCAGACGACGAGGATGCCGAGAGCTACCGGCAACGCTTGATGACGAGAATCGGTGATCCAAATACAGGCAGCGATGCAGACCTGGAATCTTGGGCCGAGTCAGTCGAAGGGGTAGAGCAGGCGACAGTGTTCGACAATGACAATGTTGGTACGCCGACGAACGGACACGTGACAGTGAGGATCGCAGGGCCAGGTGGTGCAATTCCAGGAGCGGACGTGGTTGCTGCGACACTGGCACTTCTACAGAGCTACGACGTGTGCAACATCACAATTCATGTTGCCACGTTCACGCCAAAGGTGCAGAACGTGACCATCGACGTGACGACAGATGCAACACACACGCTCTCCGATGTGACGGCTCAGGTACAGGCGGCAGTCACGAATTACATCAATGGGATTCCAGTCGGCGGTACGCTGTATGTCTCAGGGCTGGAAGCTGCAACGTTCAATCTGTCTGGGATCATCGACTGTGTTGTGACGACGCCTAGCTCGAATGTGACATCTCTGAACACCGAAAAATTTCAAACCGGAACGATCACTGTAACCTGATGCCGACGATAGCCCAACAGCCGGTTCTTCCTGCCGAGGTAGCGCTCACTGATGCTGAGTACAATTTTATGCAGGAAGAGCCGCCGAGGTTCTTCCCGCAGAATCAGAATTCAAACTGGGGACTGAAGCGTCGGATTTTCAGTGATCAGATTCAAGCGCTGATCAATCAGCTTGACTTGATCTATTCCGAGCGCTGGCCGATGTCGAGTACGCAGTTCCTCGATGAGTGGGAGCGTGTCACCGGCTTGCCGATGAATCCGTCTAGCAGGACTGTTGGTCAGCGTAGAAATTCAGTAATGGCGAGGCTCAAGGGTGGCCCGTGGACAAGGAGTATGCGTCAACAGATCATCGAGGGCTATCTACAAGTGCTCGCGTTCGGTGACCCGATTGCTCTCCTGCCGCCAGGCGTGGGATTCGATGCGTCGGGAATTCCGATTTATGACGAGCCGGGTACCGTCTCTGCGATGTACCGAGTCTACGAGGACATACAGAGATTTCGCTATGAAGTGAAAATCGATAGCAGTCACTCACCTGACATCCTCTCGATGCAGCGTGACTTGATCCACTCGCAGTATGCCGGTCTGACTCTTGTAATCAACGCGACGACACCGACACCGTACGATTACACCTGGGATACGTACACCATCGAGCCAAATTCATTCTGGCCGCTAACGGAAACTTCTGGCACTACGGCTAACGACCTGGCAGTCCCAGTGACAAACGGGACGTACAACGGCACGTACACGCTGAATTCGACAGCACTGCTCGTCAACGACGGCTCGAACAAGTCGGCAAGCTTCAATGGCGGTTACGTTCAGGTCTTGGACAGGAATTACATCGATCTTGGCGACTTGTTTAGCATCGGGCTCTGGTTCCGACGCACGACAGTTGATGGTACCGATCAATACCTTGTCTCGAAAGGAACGGGCGCATATGGAGTTCGCATACGTGGCAGCGACAACCATATCGTTTTCAGCAAGGTCGGTACGGGTGACATCGCTGCGAGCACCAATGCAATTTCAGACACGACGACTTCTCACTACTTGGTTGTTCAGAAGTCCGGATTGACTGTTCAAATCTGGATCGACGGTGTGAACGTCACAGGAACGATCACGAATCAGACACTTGCTGATAACTCGATCAATCTCAACTTGGCTCGTGAAGTCACAGGAGCCAATTTGCCGTACAAGGGCGTGCTTGGTTACGTGAGTTTGAACTCTCGACTTCTCACAACTGCTGAAATTACAAGACGCTGGAACACAGGGCGCGACATCAATCGCTAGGAGGCGGTGAAATTGCTCACTCGCATCAAGACATTCGTCGCAACAGGACTGGCGACAGCAGGCCGTCTCTACGCTGGCGACCTCAATCAAATTCAGGATGGTGTAGCAGCGTACTCGGACTACGCTCA